TTTAACAAACTTGAAAAAGATTTACTTGTTGAGTTGAAGAAAGGTTTTTTACGTGAGTTTGTTATGACAAGCCAAGAATATGATGATCATGTGATTGAATTCAATGGCACAACTGAAGAATTTTATATGTATTGTTTAAAAACATTTGATAAATCAGGTAAACAAGAAGAAAAAAGAGGTAGGCCTTCCAAAAAATAAGTCGTATATTTAAGTATAATTTAAAAATAAAGTTTATGAAAATTAACAGAGAATCAATTTCAAAAATCATTAAACCAGCTCTAAACGTAATTATCGTTGTATCTATAGGAACCGCTATGTTTCAATTAGGTGGAATTTATCAATCATCTAAAAAAGGAGTAGTTAAAGTAAAAAACCCATACTCTCACGCGTTTTCACCTGAAGAAATTTCAATCGCAGTTAATGAATCAAATGAACTGATTATGATTGAAAGATCAACTGGAGAGTATATTGTATATTCCGATAAAATTGGTCAAACCATTTTTGGAATGTACGCAAATCGTATTCACCAAGAGGCAACAAATGCTGGTAAATAATATTAAAATCGGTTTAGTGGTGGGAGCAGTAGCTGTCACCACTTTTACTGTTACTGAACCGGAAAAAGAAACTACCCAAAAAACACGCATTCCAGACAGTATAGACCAAAACTCACCTCCAAGTTTGCAAATGTACAAATATATTAAAACATATGCTGATACATTCGATATTCCGTTAAAATATGCTTTTGGAATAGCATATGCTGAAACTAGATATAGAGGTCCATTTCATTGGAATTATAATCCCGCTCAAACTTCACCAACTGGTGCCGAAGGACCAATGCAAATATTACTCTCAACTGCTCGATATTTAAATAATGATAATGTCTCACGTATTCAACTGAGAACAGATCTAAAATACAATATCAGAACATCAATGGGGTACTTAAGACGATTATATAATAGGTATAAAAGTTGGCCTATTGTATTTGGATATTACAATACAGGATATCCTAGAGTAAATGACTATGCTTTAAGAGTTGTAAATCATGAATTAAATTGGTAATATGAAAACAGTAACTTGTATTAATGACAAAAATCAACCTTTAGGAGCTAACGTTGTTAAAGGTAAAGAATACGAAGTCGAATCTGAATATGTAAACGCACTAGATCAACGAGTTTACATTATTAAAGGCGCGATAAACGAAGGTACCACAAAATGGGGTATGCGTTGGATTGGCTATGATGCTACTCGTTTTTCAACACCTGAAAATGTGGAGATTGAAGAAAAAGAATATATGTTTGCTTTAAATTAAAATAATATGAAAAAAATTCTTATAAGTCATGAAGTTCCTTTTTGTTTATTGGAAAATAGTCTCAAATTTTGCGACTACCAATATGCATTGGTTCATCTTTTAGAAGAAAATGAAGAATATAGAAACCATTTTATTAAATGTAGAGATGAAGGTATCCCTATCTATTTAGATAATAGCTTGCATGAAAAAGGATATGCTATTGGAGGAGAAATCCTCCTTAAATGGATCAATATACTAAAACCAGAATGTGTCTTTATTCCAGATGTATGGGAAGATAAAGATGCTTCAGTTAGAAATGCAAGACAATGGGCAACTGTTGAACTACCTAAAGAGGTAACTAAAGTTGTGGTAGTGCAAGCAAAATCAATGCATGAGACTATACTTTGTACAAAAGCATATAAAGATCTAGGATACAAGAAAATAGCATATTCATATGGTGCCTCTTACTATAATGAGGTATGTCCACACCCAAATAAAGATCTTGGAAAAGCAATTGGACGTTTTATTGTACTTTCATCTTTATACGAACAAAAAATATTAACTAAATTTGATCGTGTGCATTTACTTGGAACTGCTGGAGTTTTTGAATTCCCTATGTATAAAAACATTGAATGTATCGAATCAATTGATACGTCCAATCCAATTATGGCTGCAATTGATAATATCAAATATACTAATGGATTACATGAAAAACCAATTCCCAACATGAATAGTTGTTCAAATATTTCTATTGATGATATTAATGTAGATTTAGTATATCATAATGTAAAAATGTTTAAGAAATTTCTAGAGGTATAGCGATGTATTTATTAAAGAATGGTCTTACCAAGCTGAAGCTGTAAAATCTACCAACTCTCCATCTATTCAAAGAGTACTTAAAGGAAAAATTCAAACTTCTGGAGGGTATATTTGGAAATATAAAGAATAGATTGTATATTAATTGAAAATATTTAATTAAAATTATGGAAAATAAAATAGAATATTTGTCTCTTTACGACTTTTTAGGAAAACCTGCGGGTAAAGAACTAGGTGGTGAAGTTGCACAAGCAGCTTATCAAGGTGGTATTAAACCACAAGAACGTCAAATCTCTAATCCAAAGTATACGGGTGCTGTACATTTGTACCCTAAAGATTTCTTGGATTTCTATTTTCGAGAACCAGACCCAATTCCTGGAGGTATTGATTGGGCATGAAATCTTGAAGACGATGACTTACCATTTTAAATTTTAGAGTATGAATTCCCACACACGACCTAATGTAAATAAGAAAAATAATCCAATGGATGAAGAATGGCATCAAATAGTAAAAAAACTAATAAGCAAATATGCTCGTTTACGTTTGAGTGCAGAAGATGAAGAAACAATTAAAAAAATAGCAAATAAATTATGAAAATATGAATAAACAAAATAAATATGCAGTATTATCTTTAAGTGGTGGTTTAGATAGCTCTACCCTTTTACTAAATCTTTTAAATACAGATCATGAAGTAATATGTTTATCATATTCATATGGTCAAAAACATAGTGTAGAACTTGAACGGGCCCAATCCCTTATAAAATATCTTCAAGATAAAGGATATAATTTAAAACATCAAATAATAACTTTGGATGGTTTATCTAATTTATTGGTGAGTGGTTTAATAGATAATGATTCTATGGAGATGGAAAAAGGTCATTATGCTCATAAAAACGCACTAACAACAGTAGTTCCAAACAGAAATGCTATATTTGCTGCAATAACATATGCAGTGGCCTTATCTGTAGTTAAACGTACTGGGGAACCATGTAAAATCGCCCTGGGAACACACATGGGTGATTTTAACAATAAAGAACAAACCGGAATATACCCAGATTGCTCAGAAGAATTCCGTATAGCATTAGAACATGCATTTAAAATTGGGAATTGGGATTCAGACAAAGTAGATTATTACGCACCATATAATATTACAGATAAAACAGGTGTTTTGGAAGATGGAATTATTAAATGTAAATCTATGGGTTTGGATTATAAAGAAATATATTCTAGAACAAATACAAGTTATAATCCAATTCAATTAAGTAATGGAGAATGGGTAAGTGATTATAAATCTGGTTCAAGTATTGAACGTATTGAATCCTTTATTAAATTAGGTTTAGAAGATCCTTCTCAATATGCTGATGATGATGGAACTTTAGTAAGTTGGGATTTTGTAAAAGAATATGTTATTAAAATATGTGAAGAATTTGAACTCTCCAGAGGGTAATAAAGGAATAAAAATTACAAAAAAACTATGGAAAATAAAAATCCACATATATGGAGTAATATAAAAGAACATACCAAACAGTTTGGAAATACAAAGAATAATTAATATTTTTAAATAAAAATTAAATGAGAAAATTTAAATCAACAAAATTATTTGATGGATACTCAACTTGTTTTCGTCAATGGCGAGCAGAAGATACACATTGTAAATTCCTGCACGGGTATGCAGTATCATTTCGAGTATGGTTTGAGGGTGAGTTAGATCACCGTAACTGGGTATTTGATTTTGGGGGAATGAAGCGTGCAAAAAATAAAATACATGGTATGTCTCCAAAAGATTATTTTACATATTTACTAGATCATACTACAATTATATCACAAGATGATCCATATTTAGAAAAATTTAAACAAATGGATGAAGATGGAATCATCCAACTTAGAATTATGGATAGTGTGGGTTGTGAAAGATTTGCAGAATATCTTTATAAAACTATTAATGATTTTTTATCAAATGAAACAGATAATAGAATTAAAGCTATTAAAGTAGAGGTATATGAACACGAAAGAAACTCAGCTAGTTATGAAGAATAAAATAAACAACAACAATAAAGACCATATGGAATTAGAAATTAATGAGATGTCAATAATTCAACAAATTAAAGTTGCTTTAGAAAACTCCAACTTAAACGTTGCCATTACACCAATTATGTTTGATTCGAACGCATTTAATCCCGTGTTAGGTGTGTTAGTAAAAAACGAGGATTCTAGTTATACTAAAAAATATACGATAACTGTTAAACCAAATAAATAAGCTATACAGAACATAGAAGGAATTCTAATTTTTTACAAGATCAATTATGTAGATTAACCAAGAATATTTTCATAAAGTTCCAAGAGAATTGGATGAGTTATTGGGAAACTAATACTTATGTTAGTGATTCTGACTGGGATCATGAAAGAGTGATATTTATGAATTTAATAGGGTAAAGAAAAAAATAAAGGTTGTAAAAACAACATATTGGGAAATAATTAATTGAAAAATTCCAAAGTAACACCAATATAAAATATTTACTGAATTATATAAAATATATGATGCTAGTGAGATACAGATAAAATTAATATTAAAACAAAAAAATATATTATGAAATTAAATTTAGTAAAAGGAGGAATATTCCCTATAAAAGATAATCTAGAAAATAACTCTACAGGGTTCCAATATTCAGGAACATTTCAAGGAGATTAGTTGGAACTTTTAAGGTTCCTACATATGTATAGTAAAATCGTACTTATATGGGAACACACAATCAACATTATGTTTATAAAATAGTAAACCTTAAAAATCAAAAAGAATATATAGGTGTAAGAACTCATCCCAACCCACAAAAAGATAAATATATGGGAAGTGGTACTTGCATATTAAAAGTAATTGAAATTGAGGGTATTGATAATTTTAAAAAATTAATTTTAAAAACATTCGATACAAGAGAAAAAGCAGTAGAATATGAATCCTCCCTATTAACTGAGGAATATTGTAATAGTCCTAATACTTATAATATTATCAATACTGGGAGTGATGGGGTTAATAAACATTGTTTTAGAAAAGATTTATGGTATGACTATTATAATGATATAAGAATTAAATATCTTAATAATTACACTCCTACAGAATTAGCTAAATTTTATAATTGTGATAAGGGTACTATAAGAATTATATGTGAAGATTTATTAAGGAGTGGAAGTGAATCTCAATATTTAAGATTTCAATCCCACCCTTCAACCAAAAGAAATTCGTATTTAGATGAAAATGTTATTAAAATTACAGAAATGTACAAAGGTGGGTTGAATACACCCGAAATTGCTAGGATATTTAATACAAGTGTACCTATGATTAGAAGAAGGATAATTGAAAATAACATTCCCCTTAGAGGAAGAGGAAATAATAAATAAATTTAATAAAAATTATGAAAATTAACTTAGTTAAAGGAGGGATATTCCCCATAACTCACGATGGGAAAGGGAATAGATTACCCCACCAAAAAGATGGGACTGGATTTAATTGTGCCGCCACATTTCAAGGAGAAGGAAAACTAACAGGAACAGCATGTCTTTTTATCCGTACATCAGCATGTAATCTGCGATGTGCCTGGGTAGGTTTAGATGGAAAAGGATCACCATGTGATACCCCATATTCATCTCATAACCCTGAAAAAAATAAAATGGAGGTAGATGATATTATAGAGGTAGTAATAAAAAACACTAAAGATCAAAATATTAAACATATTGTAATTTCTGGAGGTGAACCTACAATGCAAACTGAAGCTTTAGAAGAACTTTTAGAAAAATTAAAAAAACTAGGATACCATACAACTATTGAAACTAATGCAACCATATACTCAGAAAAAATAAGTTTGAATACTGATTTAGTTTCAATGTCCCCTAAATTATCTACTTCAACTCCTCATAAACCTAATCTTAAAGAAACAGGGATTGAATATAGTGAAAAATGGGCTAAAAAGCATGAAAAAGACAGAATTAATATCCCTGTTATCCAATCATTCTTAAATAATAAAGTATCCGGTTTTAATGATTGCCAACTAAAGTTTGTAGTAGCTACAGACCAAGATATTATAGAAATTGAAGAAATTTTAAACCAATTAGAAGGATGGGAACCCTCAGATATATGTTTGATGCCTGAAGGAGTTGATGTGAATACTTTAAATTCAAGGACTGGTTGGATTGCAGAACAAGCAATTAAACGAGGATGGAGGTTTTGCCCTAGATTACATATTATGATGTTTGGTAAAAATAGATATGTTTGATTTAAAATAATAAAATATAAAATATGAAAAAAATATTAAATAAAATAGTGAAAAACTCATATATGAGACACTCAAAAAACTCTTTTGGTTTAAAAATACCATTCTATATTAACATCCCATTTAAAAAAGAGCTATGTGTTTATGCTATGAATATGGATTGGGATAGTCTTCGAATCAAAATAGAAAGTAGAAGAGAAGAAGATTATGGTAAAATAACTACAGTATTAAAAGAAGGAATATATTAAATAATATGTATACAGTAACAACAACATTCGGAGATTATCAAATTAATTATATTATAGTAAAATAAAATGGCTAGGTCATATCAAAACTACAAACAAAATATAAATGAAAGTGAAAAAAAACTCCAAGAAATAGGACAACTTGTTCAACCTTACGATAAAGATTTTATATTCATAGAATCAGGAAATGCTATAATGACTGAGTTTAATGATGATCAAAGAAATAGAATTAGGGTTAAATTCCATAGATTTAAAGAAGGATCTGATAGTTTTGAAGTAGAATTTGATATAAATGGACATAGTGGAGAAGCTTTTAAAACTGATATTAAACATTTTTTTAAAATTATTTCAACTGTTGTTCAAGTTATAAATGAATTTATAGAAAAATACCAACCAACCCAACTATATATAGAAGCATTTGAAAAGCAAGGTAAAATGGATCAAAAAAATAAAATATGGATTCAATATGCCAAGGTAAATTTAAAAGCAGATGGTTATGTAATAGGAAATCAAGGAAATGGGTTTGGAATTCAAAAAAACAAAAATAAATAATATGAAACAAGTACTATACTTTAGCACCTCAAACTGCACTCCATGCAGAATATTCAAACCTATAATGGAATCTTTACAATCAGAAATGCCAATCACATTTATTGATGTGAATATATCTCCACAATTAGCACAAACATGGAATGTACGCTCTGTTCCTACAACAATTGTATTACAAAATGGAATTGAAAAAGGAAGACTAGTAGGTGGAATTTCAAAAAATGAAGTTATAACATTATATAATCGCTAATATTTATAATAAAAAAATTACATTATGTTTATAACCAATAATCCAGGACCTTGGCAATATTTTATAAACCGACATGATAATATTGGTTTACCTATTATGGAGGTTAAAGATAAATACATGAGAGAGCAATTATTATTTGAACAACAGATGAATTTTATATATCAACAACAGATAATTAGGTCTCAAATCTCTAGTGGAGGAGGACCTCTACTATCAAACAATCCAACTAATAATTGCATTGAAAATGATTATGTTGAAAATTGTTATATTGAAAATTATTTTATATAAACTAAAAAACAAAAAAAAAATAAAACAATGGAATTAATTACAAGAGAAGGAAAAGGAAGCAAATTAACTATCCAAGAGATGGATGGTAACTTAAATTATTTGGATAATAAAGTCCCATATAAAATATATACTGCTTTATTAACACAGAGCGGTAAAAGTGTAATTGAAACCATAAATAGTGGATTACTTGAAATAGGTGTTACTTATATAATACGTGATAATGGAGATGCAGATTTTACAAATGTGGGAGCTCCAAACAATGATATTGATACTCCGTTTGTAGCAACAGAAACAACTCCAAATAGTTGGGGATCTTCTGGTATTTTAGAATACGATAGTGGAGCACCTATAGTAACAGTATTAGAAAATACTATTGGTAATATTTGGTTTACTGGTTATAACACTGGTGCTTATAAATTACATAACCCAACATTAAATGACCCATCTAAATTATATCTTAATATATCATCACGAGAAGAAAAAGTCATGGGGATTACTTGGAATGATGAAGATGGTGAAGGAGTTTTTATTTTAAGTAGTTTTATTACTGGTACAGGAACCCAACGAGATAATGGTATCTTACAGAATACATCTATAGAAATAAGATTATATAATTAAAAATAAAAATATTTGGAGGAGCTAAAGCTCCTCCATATATTCCGTTATAAAATAAAAAGTTATGGGAAGAGGAAGACCTTCGAAAAAAATCGCACCAAAAATTCCATTTGTAAGAACAGGTAGGCCTATATCTGAAAAAATAGTAATATGTGTTGTTTATAAAAAATCAACAGATAAAAAATATTATTTAAATACTTATATAAATTTTGGTATTGACACAATTATCACTACAAGAAAACATACACCTTTAATACCAAATGATTTTGAAATCGTTGATATTGGTATAGGAAATTCGTTTATTGAACGATATAAAAAACAATATAAGATAAATAAAATCACAATACAAGATTAATATGAAATACATTAACAAATCAAATGAAAATTCTCCTCGAACTAGTGAGGAGATTGAAAACATGATCACAGAAGCATCAGAACATTATGGTAAATTCCTTTTATCTATGGGTTTTGATTATACAAAAGACCCACAAACTATTGATACTCCAAGAAGGGTTTCAAAAGCATGGTTAAAGGATCTTATATTAGGTTCTATTACCGAAGAACCATCCATGACTGTTTTTCCTAATGAAGAAAATTACACAGGAATAGTTATCCAAACCGGTATCCCTGTTATATCAATGTGCGCCCATCATAATCTCCCATTCACAGGATACGCCTCAGTAGCATATGTCCCCGGAGAAAAAGTTGTAGGTTTATCTAAATTAAATAGAGTGGTGGATTGGTTTTCCCGTCGACCTCAAATGCAAGAATCCCTTACACAACAAATTCACGATTTTCTAACTAAAAAATTAGAATGCGAATCAATAGCAGTAAGTATATCATCTAAGCATATGTGTTGCTCAAATCGAGGAATCAAACATCCAACATCCACTATGACTACTAATAAATTCAGTGGAGTATTTATGGAATCAAATAACATGATCCGAGAAGAATTTTTACACGCTATATCTAAAAATGGAAAGGATTTATAATATAGTAATTCTCCCAGAGGTACACAATATATAAAAATATGTCTAAATCTAAAGAAGAAATACTAGCTATAATAGATGCAGAATTACAAGGTAATCTTATGATTTTGATTGATCCAAAACAAAAAGACAGTTTTTCCCAAATGCGAATTAACTCTTGGAAAGACACAGTAAAAAATAGATTATATTATCATTTAATAGAAAAATAACAAATGAATCCATTAGAAGAAAAACAAGAAGAGTTAATTAGATTACTCAAAAATCAATTAGTAGACATTTCCATGATGTCTAAAATCGAATTAGGAAATGATGTAATTGAAAAATGGGATATATTAAATAAGGAAATTAATAATCTAAAACAAAATTATGTACCATTTATATCAGAAGTTGAAGAGTTCAATGCAGTTATGGGAAAAAGTTGGCAGAACAGAACTATTCCAACTATTGATCCTAAAGATGCACAATTTGTAATTGATTTTATAACTGAAGAATTAGATGAGTTAAAACAAGCAGTAAAAGATAATAATATTGTTGAAATATTTGATGCCTTGCTGGATATAACATATGTAGGTTTGGGAAATGGTGCTTTAGTATTTGGTTTAAAAGATAAAATGTTAGAGGGGTATAATGAAGTTCAATCTTCTAATATGTCTAAAATATGTAAAACTCAAGAAGAAGCAGAAGAAACCATAAAAATTAGATCTGAACAACAAGGAGAACCATGTCATTTGGAAAAAACAGATGGAGGATATGTTGTGTATCGTTCTTCCGATATGAAAGTAATGAAATCAATAAATTATTTCAAACCTAATTTATCTCAATTTTTTACTGAAGATGAATTATTTAATACTTTTATAAGAAATAAAAAGAACTAGTGTTTACCAATATCCTTGAATAAAGATGGGATTTTTCATCTCCACCAAAATAAATCCAATGGCTATTTCTGAAAATAAAATAAAAGGAAATAAATTATTCAAATTCAATTTTTTAAAATAATATGAAAACACCACTAGAAATTATCTCAGAATTAAAACACGTTACGAATTGGTCTCAACCAAACATTAAGTTTAGAGAGACTATGGACCTACTTAATGAATTAGAAACTCTACTAACAGTAAAGGAAATTATAGAAAACCCCATTGAATTCACAGAACCAACAAAAGAAGAAATTGAATTCTTTGATGCTGCTTTAGAAGATTTTCTTGAGATTGAAGATACAATATTCGATAATCTAACAGAAGAGAAAACAGCACAATTAACACCAGAAACTAAACCTCCAGTAAAAAAGACACCAGCTAAACCAAAAGCTAAAAATTAACCAAACACTAATCAGTTATGTTTCAAGCAGTTCATTACAATCGTCAACCTGGCGAGGATCAATATCATTATTACTTGAGGGATGATCAAAAAGGTATTAGCTGTTTCCAATATTGGCCTACACTCTACAAATTGGATGAATATGGTGAATATAAGAATCTCTTCGGGGATTCTTGTTCTCCATTTCAAGGTAAATACGATAAGAAAGATCCCACCATATTTGAAAAAGATATTGACCGTGAATTAGTTTTACTTCGAGATTTATATTATCAAACAGATGATATGCCCTCATATCACAATCTAGTTTATCTGGATATTGAGATTGAAATTCTAGGGGCACTTACACCATATACTATTAGAGAAGCAAACGCAGAAATTACAGCTATTGCTTTAATGGATATATCAACTAAGGAAAAAATATGTTTCATATTAGATAAAGAAAATCTAATGGAAGAGATAACAGCAAATGGAAAAACAGTTATCCCTTGTATAGATGAAAAAACTCTTGTACGAAAATTTCTAAGCAAATGGGAACAGATGGACCCAACTATGGTTGTAGGCTACAATTCAGATTTCTTTGATATTCCATATATCTACTATCGTATCCAAAAAATACTGGGCGATGAAGTTTTACGTTTATCTCCAATTGGTAAAATAACTGAAAATTTATCTAATGGTAATTCTCCAATTCGGATTGGTTTAGTTAATAGTTTAGATTATATGCTTTTGTTGAAAAAATATATAGCTAAAGAAGAACCATCATATAAATTAGGCGATATTGGGATAAAATACGCTAAATTAGGTAAAATAGAGTACAATGGTAGTTTAGATACATTATTTAAAGAAGATAAAGACAAATATATCGACTATAATATTCGAGACGTTGAGATATTAGAGGCTTTAGAGGAGAAATTGAAATTTATCGAATTAACCGTATTGATTTCACATCTATGTCATACTCCATATGAATCTATTTACTATAATACAACTTTAAACGAAGGTGCTATTTTAACGTATCTAAAGCGTAAAGGTATAGTTGCTCCAAACAAACCCACCACAACAAACCCAAGTATTCGAGAAATCGAGATAGATGATCACATAATCAATCAAAGGGGTACACCTACAATTGAGGGTTTTGTTCATTCATTTAAAGAAAAAGATGTAGTAATCAGAACTATGTCGGGTCATATGCTTTATCGAAATATAAAAACAATACGCCGGAAAGAATCATACGCTGGTGGATATTTGCTAGACCCTAAACCAGGACTATATTCTGATGTATCCGATTTGGATTTTACCTCACTATATCCCTCTATTATCAAATCCCTTAATTTAGGTATAGAAACTCTAGTGGGAAGAATAGTTACAAAAGATAACTATGAACAGTATAATTCACTTGAGCAATTAAAGAAACGTAATCCCGAGGAAATAATTCATATACAAAAGCTAAACAAGAAAACATATATGTTGAAAGAGGCTAAAATATCCTTGGGTAATTTAGTTAAATTAATTGAGGATAATAATTGGTCAGTTTCAGCCAGCGGTGCTTTCTTTAGAACAGATATTAAAAGTATAGCGTGTGAGGTATTACAGGATTGGTTCGATCAACGAAACCACTATCGGGGATTAAAGAGCAAAGCAGGTAAAGCCGAGGATTGGGAAAACTATAAGCTATATGACTTGTATCAAATGGCATTTAAAATCTTGCAAAACGCTTTATACGGTACATATGCAATTAATTCTTGGCGCTTTACAGATGGATTTAAAATATGCTCAGCCGCTATTACAAACAGTGGACAGAGATTAGTTAAAGCTAGTATTGATGGTATAAACGATATGATAGACGAATATCTAGAAATGGATATAGAAGAACTTAAAAGTGTTTTTGGAATTTGATAAAGGAGACTGATTTTGTGTATATGTATAATAAAATAATAGATATGAACAAAACACAAAATAGAAAAACATATACACATAACATTGATCTTATAAAGTATTCTGAAGATGGGGAAAGAAAAAGATGTGTGTTGTGTGTTGAAGAGAAAGAACCACATGAATTATCCTCTAAAACATCTTATTGTAAATCCTGTTGGGCAGATTATATGAGATGTAAAAGGAATGGTACCTTTGAAATATTAAAGGAACAATATGCTCCAAAATGGGAATATTTAAAAGAAAAATATAAAGATCTAAAAAAATGCAACACATGTTTGGAGATTAAACAAAAAACAGAATTTTATCCCGACAAAAAAGCAGTTCATGGTTATCAAAATAAATGCATTCCTTGTGTGAAAGAATATAATAAAAACTCAGATAGATATTCCAAACCATCAAATAAGAAAAAACACCAAGAATATCAAGAAAAACACAAAGAAAAATTTCAAAAAAGAAAATTAGAACGTTACCATACAGAACCGCAATTTAAAATACTTACTTTATTAAGAAATAGACTGCATAGTGCTATTAAAAATGAATGGAAAAATGAATCCTCTATCGAAATTTTAGATTGTTCTATTAAGGAATTTAAACTATACTTAGAGAAACAATTCACTCCGGAAATGAATTGGGAAAATCATGGATGTATTTGGGAGATAGATCATATTATAGGATGTGTTAATTTTAATCTAGAGGATTTAAAAGAACAAAAGAAATGTTTCCACTACACAAACATGCAACCTCTCTTCAAAACCAGTGATATAGCCAAATCTTTTGGGTATATTGATCGTATAGGAAATAGAAATAAACCAAAATTTACCATATGAAACATGTTATCGCGTCTGATACTGATAGCGCATACTTCACACTTACAAAACTTCTTGAAAAGATATACCCTAATATTGATTCTATACCTCGAGAAGAAAGAATAAAAATACTTTTAAAATTTACAGACAAAATCCAAGAAAGAGCAAATTATGATCTCACAGCTATATCGAAAGAATTTTTCAACATACAATCAGAACACCACTTTGAACTTAAACAAGAAGTTATAGCTGAGAAAGCATATTGGTCGGGTAAGCGTAGATATGCAATGTATATTGTAAATAAAGAAGGTATATCCATTGAGGAACTAGATATGAAAGGATTGGATATTATGAAATCCAATTTCCCTCCATACTTTAGAAACTTTGGAAAGCAGTTGATAGAAAATATTCTATTCTCCAAACCAAAAGCAGAAATTGATGAATTTGTAATGGACTTTAAAAAATCAATTGCAACAGTAGATTGGATAGATTTGCTTAAACCAACTGGACTAAAGAAAATAGCTGAATATACAGAACGCAAACCAATGGCTGGTGAATTGTTTTCCAAATTGAAGAAAAAATGCCCAATCAATACTAAAGCAGCTATCATAACAAATGATATCTTAAAATTTAAAAATTTAACTAAAAAATACCCCGAATTCACTATTGGAGATAAAATGTATATTGCTTACTTAAAACCTAACCCATACAAGATAGATGTTATAGGACTAAATGGATATAATGACGCCCCAGAAATAATAGAGATAGTAAACAAATATATCGATAGAGAAGGTTTATTTGATGGTGTAATGCGAAATAAATTAGAGAATTTATATAATGATCTAAGCTGGCAATTAAATCTAAACCCATATTTAAATAAATTCTATAATTTTTGACAGCCCCCTTAATATTTATAGGAAATATAAAGTATGGTAGGAATATATAAAATAGCAAACCCTAAAGGAAAAACATATATTGGACAAAGTGTTAATATAGAATCAAGAAAAAGAGTATATTTTTATTTCAATTCATATAAAAATAGTATAGGTCCAATTTTAACAAACTCATTTAAGAAGTATGGATTTGAACAACATATATTTGAAGTCATAGAAGAATGCTCTATAGAACAATTAAATGAAAGAGAAACATATTGGAAACAATATTATCTTGATCAAGTGGGGGGAGATTGGAAACAAGTTTTATTTTGTAATTTATATGATACTGGGGGTGGTCCTTTATCTGAAGAAACTAAAAAGAAAATATCTGATAGAAAGATGGGTACAAAAGGTTATCCTAAAGGAGTAAAACGACCTTTAGATTTTGGAGATAAAATTAAAAGTAAAGAAAGAAATCAAAAAATAAGTAATTCTACTAAAGGTATATCAAAACCAACAGTAGGGGAAAAATTAAAAGACGTACCTAAAACAGAACAACACAAACAAAATATAAGTAAAGGAAGTAAAGGGATATCTAGAAATAAAAAACCAATCCTTCAATTTGACCAATCCTATAATTTTATAAAAGAATAGTCTAGTAGAACAGAAGCTAAAAAATAGTTAGGACCTGGAGATATAGCTGGGTGCCTTTCAGGAAAACAAAAATTAGCTGGAGGTTTTATTTGGGAATATAAAGAATAAATGGTATTATAATATGTATAACAAATAAAATAAAACAAAATGGATAACTTTGATTTAAAACAATATTTAGCTGAAAATAAGTTAAATGAAGCTGAAGGAGGGATGAAGAGAATTTTAGTAATTAATGGTTTACTTGAAGGATCCATCGTTAGAGAACTTAGTGAATTAATCCCTAATATTGAATCTTCATTCACACAAAGAAAACAATTCGACGAGTATTATTTTAATGAAACTGAAATTGATGTTACTTTAGATCTTATTCAAAAATTAAATAATATGAATTATGATGTTGATATTAGTAAGGATTCAATTGAATTAGATTATTAAATTTTTAAAATTCTTAAAGAAAAGCTTGCCTAACCGCAGGCTTTTTTGTATATTAAAGTTATGATAAACAAGTTATTAATTCAATCAATTATCTCAAAATACTATTTGGGAGAAAACGAATCCGTTAATTGGGTAATCAAAGATAATACACTACGTATTGACTTTATGACTATCAATCGTGAAGTTATGGGAAATATTACGTGCCGCAATTTTAAATTAGCGGACAGTACATTATCCGTATTTGATACCAAAAAATTATCCAATCTATTGAGTATCACCTCAGGTGATTTACTTCTAGAAACAGAACAATATAAAGGCTCAACCATTAAACTAAACATATCAGATCCATATTTTAATTTAACATACGCTTTAGCTGATCCACTTTTGATTGGTAAAGTAGGTACAGTAAATGAGCCCGAATGGGATGCTATTTTACCTATGGTAAAGGAAGATGTAGATAATTTAGTTAAAGCGAAATCTGCACTTGCTGATGTAGACAACATGGTTGTCTCAACTGAATTGGATCTAAATAACGATATGATATGTAAATTTACATTTGGAGACGAAAAAGGACACAATAATAAGATCACCTACCAATTGTATGGTGAAATTAAAAACAACCAAATTAAAATACCATTCAATTCTACTCATTTCAGAAATATTTTAAATTCAAATAAAGACCTGAAAACAGGTACAATGTATTTAAATAATGATGGTATAATGAAACTAGTATTTGAAAATGATGATACAAATAGCGAATATTATATAATAAGAAAAGCAGAAGACAGCTTCTAATAATATTTATAATAAGAAATTAGGTTACATAAAATAGTTTTCGTATATTACAGTTATAAATTAAAAAATGTTATGGAAGAAGTAAAACGACGCGGTCGTCCCGCTAGAGACGAGAATGACACACAATCCAATTTATGTACAATTAGAGACAAGGCCATTGAGCCGTTCTTTATTATAAAAGACTCATCTAACTTTACAGTAATGGAAAAATCCACAACCACTCGTGGATTTGGTAATATAAAAGCATCTGGTAAAGAACAAGAAAAAGTAGTAGGACATTATACTAGTTTCACAAATGCTATAAATCGCATCGCAAAAGAAAAATTCTACCAAAATAAATCAGATTATTCTTCTATCCAAGAATATATCTCAACTTGGAATGCCGTTAAAAATGGATTAAATAGTTTATTAAAATCAATCGAAATATAACAAATGGAAAAACAATCAGAATTAGTACCGTATTTTGATGCGGTTATTGTAAAACCTTTAGAAATTGAGGAAACCCAATATGGTTCTATTATTGTCCCGGACATGGGAAAAGATAAGAATGTTCATGGAACTATAGTAGCTGTTGGGCCTGGAGCGCATACAGTTACTGGTGAATTTATCCCAACATCTATTAAAGTTGGAGAACAAGTGATTTTACCTACAATGGGTTTCACAAAATTCGAACACAATGGAGATGATTATTGGGTTGGATCAGAAAAACAAGTATTAACGGGAGTAAAATCAATTTAAAATATGAGTAAAGAAATTAAATTTGGAGCAGAGGCTCGTAAAAAATTAGTTAAAGGTATAGATACATTAGCAGATGCTGTTATATCAACATTAGGTCCAAATGGTCGTAACGTTGTTTATATGAAGGATAATCAAGTGTTCTCTACAAAGGATGGTGTTACAGTTGCAAAAGAAATTAGTTCACTTGAGGACCCAATTGAAAATCTTGGAATCAACATGATCAAGCAAGCAGCAATGAAAACAGCAGATAATGCAGGTGATGGAACAACAACTTCAACTCTATTGGCTAGAGAGATTGTAAAACAAGGATTACAACGCGTAAACGACGGAGCAAACGCAGTATCCATTAAACGTGGTATTGATAGTGCTGTTGGAGCCATATTGCGTGAATTGAAACGACGATCAGAAAATATAACATCAGAAGATCAACTAAAACAAATCGCCACCGTTTCAGCTAACAACGATCCATCAATAGGTAAATTAATTTCAACAGCTATTAAAAAAGTAGGACGTGAAGGAATAGTTCATATTGAAGAATCTCGTACAGGCGAAACATATTTGGAAACAGTAGAAGGAATGCAGTTTGATCGCGGTTTTAAATCACCATATTTTGTAACAAACAATTCAACAATGTCTTCTATTTTGAATGATGTTTATATTTTGATTGCAGATTATAAATTCACATCTGTAAAAGAATTGTTACCAATTTTAGAAGGTGTATCTCAAGCAAATAAATCCCTATTAGTTATTGCCGAAGATATCGATGGAGAAGCTTTATCTACATTGGTGGTAAATAAAATGCGTGGTACACTTAAGGTATGTGCTGTTAGAGCACCTGAATTTGGTGATCGTAGAAAATTAATTTTAGAGGATATTGCTATTCTAACAGGTGGAACTGTGTTTGATAAAGATAAAGGAATGAAGTTGGATAAATTTAATTGGGACTGGTTTGGTGAGGCTAGAACAGTTACAGTTACTAAAGATACAACTACAATTGTTGATGGTAAAGGTGAGGAAGAGAAAATTCAATCACGTGCTGAAGAATTAGAATCTCAAATTGAAAAATCAACTACTCCATTTGAAACTGAAAAAATACAGGAACGTTTAGCTAAGTTTGTTGGAGGGGTTGCAATCGTTCATGTTGGTGGTAATACTGAAACGGAAATGAAAGAGAAGAAAGATCGTGTTGATGATGCATTGCAAGCTACTAAAGCAGCCTTGATGGATGGTATTGTACCTGGTGGAGGTGTTGCATTATTGTATGCTAGAGAAGTAATTCCAGAATTACCTATAGATAAAGATGAAGATTTCAATTTTGGATATCAGATTGTATATAAAGCTTGTAGTAAACCATTTGAGCAAATTCTAGCAAATGCCGGATACTCAGAAGCAGACGCTAAAATGCTAATTAAACACGATTTAGTAGTAGCAGATAGTGAATGGGCAGGATATAATATCAAAACCAAAGAGATTGTTAATATGAAAGAAGCAGGTATTTTAGATCCACACCGTGTTACAAAAATGGCTCTTTTAAACGCTTCATCTATTGCAGGTACTATTCTATTAACAGAAGCAGTAATTACAGATAAACCAGAAGATAAAAAAGATGGAGGATTTGACCCTTCCATGTTAGCGGGAATGATGTAATGGAAAATGAACACAATGAATTAATAGCTACCAGGGTTGCTGGTGAAGAAGATTCTTGGATATTAATTGGGGATGAGACAAAACACTCATCCCTAACTAATGTTTTAGAGGCGTATTTTCAAAACACAGGAGATAAATGTAATTTTAGATTAGAGCCTTTAAATAGTAAATTATTCGCTATAAAATTAACAAAACCTTCACCAACTAAACGCTTCAACATTTACGGAGATAGATAATATGTATAAATAAATAAATACTTTAAATGAATTTAATAGATATACTACGCGAAGTAGAAGACGAAGACGGTAAAAAAGGAATGAAAGTAGCGTACGATGTTGCTATCCAATCCGATTCTATTGAGAATGCTATCAAAGCGTTGAACGATATTGAAAACTACGGAATATACGCACAAAACATGCGCGATCCGAAAGCAATCATTAAAGCATTTGGACCTTCAATACCAGCTCAAAAAGCAGGTGCTGCTTGGAAAGATTGGGATTCACGTTCGGACGAGGAAAAGAATTTCAAAATCATAGATATTAAAAAACGCGAACCCGAAGCATGGAATGAAACTGAAGAAAAGTCTACAGAAGCATATGAATCTTGGCTAGCAGATGATAACGAAGGCACATTTGAGGAATATTTAAAATCATTACCCGGAAAATCTTTACCATTATCATTTTATGGAAAATATGGTAAAAATTATTTCCCAATGAAAACTCCTGCAAATTTAAAAAAATACGCAGGTAGATTAGAACAAGATATAAATTATAAGGTAGAGGATAATAAAATTATTTTTCCATCTACAATGGATAACCCATATAATACAAAAGCATATCTTGAAAAAGTATTAAAAACCATAATGGGGAATGCAAATATAGATTATTCTATAATGAAATTGGAACCATCAGAAGACATATCAAAACCATCAATTGAAAAACCAAAAACAGTAGATGTACCACCACTTTCAACTACTGTTAACTCAGCAGACCAAGCAGATAAACTTAGAAAACAACTACAAGCAAAACTTGGAGAAGTTCCTAATGCAAAATATGAAATTACCCCAATTGAATCTCCTGAAGGTAGAAAATATAAATTGGTGGTAACAGGTATAACAGCATCTCAAAGAGCAGCAATTCAACCCATAGCAATTGATTTTAAAATGAAATTAAAAGAATCAACAGATTATGAAATGAGATCAATGCTAGTTAGAGCCGGTATTATAAAATGATATGAGTAAATTTTCAACTTTACTGTTTCCTATTTTAAATGAAATATTAGTAAAAGAGATTGGGGAGTCAAATATCTCTCCTCTAAAATGGAAAAAAATATATGAGGAACATTATGAATTTGAAATAACTATTAATAATTTAATGAAACGGTTGAAGTTATATTTGATCCCCTATGGGTTAATCAAGAAATAAAGCAATATTATCTCCCAAATAAATTATGGGATTCAAAAAACACTTGGAATGTTGGTTATGTTATTGGAGGAACAGATACACAATTTGCTAAAACCAATATAAAATTACTCTTACAAATAATATCAACAGTAGTGGATATAATTAAAAATTTTATATATAATTCAACACCCGATGCTCTTTATGTTTTAGCAACGGAAAAAGATCAAAATAAAACCCAAAAATCATCATTATATGATGTCTATATAAAAAATATATTATCCTATATTCCTGATTATTACCCGGAATCAAGGAGAAATGGGGTTTTACTTATTAAAAAATAAAAAAATTTAACTTAAAAGGCTTGCTTATCGCAAGCTTTTTTTGTATATTAAAGTTATGCAAAAAAAAGAACATTATATATTAAATGAGAAGCACAGGCCATCAACTCTTGAAGGTTATGTATGTGATGAACAATTTAAAGAAAAGATCCAATCATGGATCGAGGAACAAAACATCCCACACTTATTTTTCTATGGAAAAGCAGGATCCGGCAAATCAACTCTAGCTAAAATACTAGCCAATAATATAGACTGCGATTACATTTACTTAAATGCGACTGATAAACGTGGTATGGATGATATTCGAAACGAGATACTTCCGTTTGTTTCCGTTATGTCTTTTAAAAGTGCCCCCAAAATTGTAATATTGGACGAGGCAACACATATTTTACAGGCATCTCAAGTATTGCTATTGAATATGATAGAGACATATTCTCTAAATACACGTTTTATATTAACTGGAAACTATCCCGAGCGTTTAATTGAGCCACTTCGTTCGCGCTTAGAGGATTATAATCTAAAACCACCAAGTAAAAAATCAGTTGCAAAACACCTAGATACAATATTGAGAGCAGAGGGTGTTGAATTTGATATTAAAGATGTAGCCCAAGTAATACACACATACTATCCCGATATTCGTAGAACAATAAATAACGTTCAAAAATATATTATAGAGGATAAATTTGTGTTACCTAAAATGTTAACTAACAGTGTTGATATTGAAAACCAAATTATAAATGAGCTAGCTAAAAAAACAGAAAAATCATTCTCAATTATTAGACAATTGATTGCAGATGGAGATATAACAGATTTTGACAGTATGTATAAGAAATTATACGATGAAACAGCAAAATACGCTCCCCAATCAGAAGGTATAGCTACAATTACAATAAACGAAAGTATATTCCAAAGCATATCAGTAATAGACAAGGAAATATGCTTTTCAGCATGTATTGCTAAGCTATTAGAGATTATTTAATCTAAAAAGAAAAAATAAATAAATAAGTTATATGCAAAAACAACCAGAAATGAACATCGACTTTTCAACCACCACAGCTGTTGAAGGTTTTAACGGAGGTAAATTATTCGGACAAGCATTTGTTCTACGTAAAATCTCTAAATTTATTATTGGAGCAAACGAGGACGCTCTAATTCCAATCCCCGTATTCTATGATTTATATAGTCACAAGATTATAAAAGATTCTCTCCCACCAGAGTTACGTGATGAATATGCTGATATTTCACTTTAATTAAGTTTTCATAGAAATGTACCTCTCTATATTTCTGTCATATGTATAATAAAACGTATGACAGGAATATATAGAATAATATCACCAACTGGAAAGATATATGTGGGTCAATCAATGGATATACATAACAGATTTAAATATTATAAAAATATAAATCAAATAAAGAGACAACCCAAAATATACAACTCAATGAAAAAATATGGTTGGGATAATCATATATGTGAGATTATAGAAGAATGTTCTATAGAATTATTAAATGATAGAGAGGTATATTGGAAGAAACATTATCTTTCAATATTTAATCAAGATTGGAATATGGTTTTATTTTGTAACATATATGATGGTGGGGGAGGGCCTTTATCCGATGATCATAAAAAGAAAATCGGGTTATCTAAAATAGGAAATAGTTATAGAAAAGGAATCCCTTTTAGTGAAGAAGCAAGAAATAAATTAAGAAAACCAAAACCTGAAGGTTTTGGATTTGGGAAAAAACATACTCAAAAAACTAAAGATAAAATAGGGAATTCGAATAGAGGAAATATTATGAGTGATAGTGCAAAAAGAAAAATATCACAATCAAGAATAGGTATTAAATTCACTGATGAGCATAAAAATAAAATAAGTATGTCTAATATGAATAAAACCAGAAATCAAAAATCAATAATACAATATAATTTGGATGGAAGTTATATAAAAACATGGGAATCTATTCGATCTGCTGAATCCTATTACAGTACAGGTATAAAAGACGTCCTTAAAGGTAAAACCGTCACCAGTTCAGGCTATCTATGGAGATATGAATCTCAACCACTTGAAGATGATTTTATATTAAATAAATATGACTCTTCTAGAAAAATAGTTCACCAATTTGATTTATCAAATAATTTTCTAAGAGAATGGAAAAGTACTATTGAAATACAAAATATACTCAACATCCCTAATAGTAATATTTCAGATTGTTGTAGAGGAAAACAAAAAACATGTAAAGGATTCATATGGAAATACAAAAATTGAAATCAAAACCATTTACTATATTTAATTGGTTAGAAGAAATAACTATTAAAAAATCTCCTTGGGATTCATTTAATGAAGAACAGATAAAAACCTTCAATTCTTATTTAATCAACAAATATATATCAATGTCTCCAGACTATGTTGAATTAGCGAATTATGTTCAACGAATCCCATATGAAAATAAAAAACAAATATATTCAATTTATAGAGAGATGATACCAAAACGTAAAGTATTTTTAAAATATATTGGTTCTAAAAAGAAAAAACAGAACCTAGAGCTAGCGATTTATATAGCTCAATATTTCCATTGCAGTTTAGGAGAAGCAGATGAATATATTGATATTCTTCAAAAAAATGGAGTACGTAGTATTTTATATAAAATGGGGATGGAAGACAAAACAATAGATAAAATATTAAAATAATGAAAAGAGAAATACAGGTTACAGACTCTATTGTAGATTCAGTTATAGATAAGTTTGTTGAACGAGCAACATTTGGAAAAGCAAAATATGGGTGTACTTTAGATCGTACTGACTTAGAATTACTAGATTATATTAACCATGCCTTGGAGGAACATATGGATTCCATCCTATATTTACAAAAAACAAAAAAAATTCTTGAAGAAGTGGGAAAAATAAAAGAGTGATTATATTTATAATAAAATTATAAAATGGAAAACGAATTTCAAAAAATGCAACGCCTAGCAGGTGTACCTGTTACAGAAAATAAAAAACAATTAGATGAAAATTTTGTTGGATTACCTATGGTAGGTAATATCTTTGATCGTGAAAAAGCAGATTACGAAATAGCTTATGAACACTACTTGGGTAAAATAAATGAAAACAAAATTGTGGATGATATTAAAAATCGATTAGATGCTTTAGGTGTTAAATACGAAATATCTACAACAGATAAAATTAAACCATTTAAAGTAATTTATAAACCAATAGATAAATCAGATGAGTTTTATGATAAATTCGAAAACATTGTTGATTTATTTGGATTAAAAGGTGTTGTAAAATCATCAAGTGATTTGAATGAATCTATTAACCCAGAAGTAATCAATAAAGTAAATAAATTCATTAAATCACTTGCAAAATTATATGATTACTCAGAACAAGATGCTGTTTATGCTATTATGCAAGCACTTAAAACTACTGATTTTAAAGGAATAAATGAGAAATATATCAACGAAAAGGATGAAGTTGAAGAATCATTTATATATGAAGAAGAAGGTACTGACGGTGAAGAAAATCCAATTGATTCTATTACAATGGATATTCCCTTATTTATTCGTATGTTAGAGTTTGCTAGAGAAGATGCCTCAACTGATATGGACTTACATGATTTAGCTGAAAAAGCAATTGATATGAGTGCTGAAGGTGAAGTATTATCAATGGATGATTATGAAGGTTTAGTTGGTGGTGAAGAAACAACAGAAGAAATATAAAATAATATTTAGGGCCGTTATAAAACTGTAACGGTGAAGCCCCCAACGTCGCTATCGTGGGGGTTTCTTTTTCATTGGAAGCAATAATCAAATTATTGATTATTTGGAAGATTAATAAAGTTTTTGTATATTGAAGCAATTAATCAATTAATTGATTACTTTTAAGGTTATGGCTAAAAAGAAAAAATTACCCCAAGTAGTAAAAGACATCCGAGGTGCTATTAAAAGAGATATAGATTGGGCAAGTGAAAAACTAGTATCCTATTCACAACTCTCAATGTATAACGATTGTCCAAAAAAATGGTCACTACAATATAAAGAGGGACAAAAACAATTTTCCTCCACCATCCACACTGTATTTGGAACAGCTATACATGAGGTAATTCAACATTACTTAACAACAATGTACGAAAAAAGTGGAGCAGAAGCAGATCGTATAAATACATATGAAATGTTCGAAGATGCTCTTCGAAACGAATATAAAGCTCAATACAAGAAAAACAACAACCAACATTTTAGCACACCAACAGAACTTAGAGAATTCTTTGACGATGGTATTGAAATTATAAGAGACTTTGCCAAAAATAAAACCAAACATTTCTCCAAACGTGGATGGTATCTAGTGGGATGTGAGATACCAATTATACTCTCACCCAACCCAAACTTACCAAATGTATTATACCAGGGATACCTGGATATAGTAATGTACCACGAGCCAACAAACACAATCCAAATCATAGACTTGAAAACCTCCACTAGAGGATGGAACCAAAAAGCAAAATCAGACGAAAACAAACAATTTCAACTTATTTTATACAAATATTATTTTTCTGTACTATATAACTTTCCAATAGAGAACATCAACATTGAATTTTTCATAGTTAAACGAAAGTTACAAGAAAGTGAAGACTTTGTGATTAGACGTATACAAAAATTTTCCCCTCCATCGGGTAAAATAAAAGTAAACAGAGCCATAGAATCAATAAAAAAGTTCACAGAAGAAGCATTCGATGAAAAAGGATTCAAACAAGTAGAATTACAACCAAAATTAAATGATAATTGTAAATGGTGTCCTTTTTATAAATGTATTGTTTGTAAATTGACATATGAAAAATAATAGTTTTGTGACTTTTTTTGTGACTTTTATATATTTATTTAATATGTATAACTGATATGGGACGTATAAAAAAATATAATTCTCCTGAAGAAAAAAAAATTGCTCAATCTAGAGCATCTAAAAAATATTATTGGACCAATAAAGAACAAGAAGATGAAAAGTCAAGACAACGCTATTATAGGAATATACAAAATAACAAACCCAAAGGGTAAAGTTTATATTGGGCAGTCTATTGATGTAGAAAGGAGAAAAATATCATATAAAACTCTTAGGATTAGAGGACAATTAAAAATACATAATTCAATTCAAAAATATACTTGGGAAAACCATATTCATGAAGTTATAGAAGAATGCTCTATAGATCAACTAAATGAAAGGGAAACATATTGGAAACAATATTATCTTGATCAATTTGGTGGTGATTGGGGAATGGTTTTATTTTGTAACCTTCATGATAATGGAGGTGGTCCTTTATCTGAAGAAACTAAGCAAAAAATTAGTAAAGCAAATAAAGGAAGAAAATATACTAAAGAATCATGTGAAAAAATAAGTCAAAAATTAAAAGGTAGGAATTTTTCTAAAGATACTATAAATAAAATGTCTAAACCTAGAAATGAAGATGCTAAATTGAATATGAGATATAAAAAATCAAAAGAACATTCTTCAAACATAAGTAAAAACAATAAAGGTAAACCCCAACCCGATGGATTTGTTGATAAACTAAAATCATCTAATCGAAAACATTGGGAGAGAGGAAGTGAAAGGAATAATAAAATTGGTCAATCAAATAGTAAATCAATCCTTCAATTTGATGTCTATAATAACTTTATAAAAGAATGGGATAGTATAATGGAAGCATGTTTTTTTCTAAATAATCATAAACATGATTCGGGAATTGGATTAGTATGTAATGGTAAAAGAAAAACAGCTTATGGGTATAAATGGAAATTTAAAATTTAACCAATATTAATTTCATAAAACCTTTCATTGTTCTGCTACCTTTGACATATCCTGATATATGTATAATACGGATATATTAAAAATTAATTATGGGGACTAAAGTATACATATATGGGTTGTTAGATAATAAAAATGAAATATTTTATATTGGTAAATCATCTCGCCCAAAGTCAAGATTCTATGATCATGTATCTCATTTGAGGAGATATGATATAAAAATGAAAATTTTAGACATCTTTTATGATAAAGAAACATATTGGATTGAAAAACTATTAGCAGAGGGTCATCCTCTACAAAATAAAGAGATTATAACTACTTTAGAACAGTGGGAAATTGGAGAAATATTTAAAATATCTAAAAGAACCCCAAATAAAGTAGAATATAATGGAAAAATATATTCTTCACTAAACATTTTAATTAATAGTAAGGATATCCCTTTAAGTGGACACCAGATAAAACAAATAGTAAAGAATCCTAATTATAAATTAGCAAAAGAATATCTTATAAATATAATATAAAAACATGAGCCAAGAAAAAAACCAAACACTAACAAGTGTAAAAATAGACAAGGATCTATTTGAAAATTTTAGAGTAGAATGTATCAAGCGCAAATTTAGCTTCCAAAAATTATCCGAACGAGCTATCCACTTGTATCTAACGGACGAGACATTTAGAAGAATGGTTCACAACCATATGGATCTTTCAATAGAGGAATAAATACCTTTGGAATATTCAAAAAAAGTTATTATATTAAAAACAAAAATAAAGTTATATGAATAAAAAATTTGGTTATTTACCTAAAGAACAACGTAAAAAAATACTTCTTATATGTGATGATATAAGGGTCCATTCTGGGGTGGCTTGTGTTGGAAGAGAAATGGTTATAAACACAGCACATCATTTCAATTGGGTAAATGTAGCGGGAGCAATCAATCACCCCGAAAAAGGTAAACGTTTTGATTTATCAGCAGATACAAACACAAATGCTGGTATAGAAGATGCATCTGTATTTTTATATCCTGTTGATGGTTATGGTAATCCTGACATTATAAGACAAATGTTACAATTAGAAAAACCAGATGCTATTATGCTTATAACGGACCCCCGCATGTTTGAGTGGTTATTTGCTATGGAAAATGAAATTAGAAAACAATGTCCTATAATTTATTTACAAATATGGGATGATATGCCTGCCCCACTATATAATAAATCGTTCTATGAAAGTTGTGATTTGTTAATGGCTATCTCTAAACAAACAAAATTAGTTAATAAGCTGGTATTAGATGATATTCCTTTTATAGATTTAGATGCAAAAGCATGACTTTGAATGCTTTTTATCATATGTATAATAAAATATAATATGATAAAATGTAATAAATGTGGTAATTTATTTGAAAAATATTCTACAAGATATATGTGTAAATTATGTAATAAAGAGTATAATAATTTAAAGAAAGAACATATCAAAGATTATAATAAAAATAGATATGAATCTAACAAATCCACCATTTTAGAGAAAATTAAAGAATATAATTTAAAAAATAAGGAAAATATTAAAAGTTATTCTAAACAGTGGTTTCAAGATAATAAAGAAAAAGTAAATGAATATAATAAACAGAAATATAAAAATGATATTATATTTAAACTTAAATTAAATTTAAGAAACACTTTAAAAGGAAAATTAAAAGCTCAAGGTGTTAGAAAATATGAATCGTCTTTTAAATTAACAGGTTGTACTATAGAATTTTTAAAAAACTATATAGAATCAAAATTTCTACCTGAAATGTTATGGGAAAATCACGCCATTGTTTGGGAAATAGATCATATCAAACCATGTGCTTTGTTTGATTTAATATATTTGGACCAACAGAAAGAATGTTTTCATTATACCAATTTACAACCACTATTTAAAACAACAGAAATAGCTGAAAATTTTGGATATACAAACCATATAGGGAATAGAAATAAAAATAAAAAATATGACCCCAACAAAAATTAAACGAACCATAACTCTCCCAGATGATTCCTACCAACAAATCAAAAATTATTGTGATAAAGAAAATCTTAAAATAGCTAGGTTTGTGGAAAAAATTTTAGTAGATTACATAAAAAATAAATTATATGAGCAAAAGTAGAAACCCAATATTATTAAATTACGTACCACACGGGCTAAACGAGAATATATTTAAACCACTAGATGATAGTGAGTTAGTTGAATTGAAGAAAAATTTATTTCAAGGACAGGAAAAAGACTTTATATTGTTTTTTAACTCTAGAAACATCAGAAGAAAACAAATTCCAGATACAATGCTTGCATTTAGGTATTTTCTAGATACTTTACCAAAAGAAAAAGCAGAAAAATGTGCTTTTATTTTACATACAGAAATAGTATCGGAACATGGAACTGATTTAGAGGCAGTACGTAAATTATTCTTCAAGGACTATCCAAACGCAATTTATTTTTCAACACAAAAATTAGGTGCACATGAATTAAATATGTTGTATAATTTAGCAGATGCCCAAATTTTATTAACATCAAACGAAGGATGGGGTCTGTCTTTAACGGAGGCTATTCTAGCTGGAACACCAATTATAGCTAATGTAACAGGTGGTATGCAAGACCAAATGCGCTTTGAAGATGAAGATGGAAATTGGTTTAACCCATCACCATCAGTACCTTCAAACCACACAGGTAAATATAGAAAACATGGTGAATGGGCTTTTCCAGTATACCCAACAAACCGCTCAATCCAAGGTTCCCCAACAACACCATATATTTGGGATGATAGATGTAATGCAGAGGATGCAGCAGAAAGAATCAAACAAGTATATGGGATTGGAAGAAAAAAAGCAAAATCATTGGGTCTAAAAGGTAGAGAATGGGCATTAAATGAAGCTGGTTTTACAGGTAAAATTATGGGAGAAAGAGCAATTAGCGCGATAGATCAATTATTTTCAACGTGGATTCCGCGAGAGAAATTTGAGTTCATCAATATTGCTGATGTTAAAGAAGATGAATTAAATCACGAATTATTATATTAAAAATAAAGTTATAAAAGGGTATACTTTGATATACCCTTATAATATGTATAATAAAATGAAAAAATCAATTATAATTAAAGAAGAAATCCATACTCAATTAAAAAAATATTGTGATGATAATGGATTAAAATTGCAAAAATTGGTTGAAAATTTAATTATTAAACATATTAAAGATGGAAAAAAGGTGTCCTAATTGTAAAGAAATAAAACTTTATGTTGAATTTTTTAAATGCTCATCTAGAACGGATGGATTACAATCATATTGTAAGTTATGTAAAAAAGAAAAATTTAAAGAATCTAAAAAGAAAAGTGATAAAAAATATGGGAGTAAATGGTTGAGCATCCCTGAAAATAAGGAGAAAAAGAAAGAATATACTAAACAATATCAAATAAATAACCCTGAAAGACAAAAAGAATACTCTAAAAAACATAGACAAAGTGAAAAAGGTATCCAAACAAGAAAACAATATAGGAAAGAAGAATATGATCAAAAATACAAAATTGATATTGTTTGGACTCTTAAATTGATTTTAAGAAATAGGTTAAAAAATGCGATTAAAAAAGACTTCAAAAAAGGTAAAACAATTAAACTTTTAGGTTGTTCTATTGAAGAATTTAAAGTATATTTAGAGAAACAATTTAATAAAAATATGAATTGGGAAAATTACAGTACAATTTGGGAAATAGATCATATCAAACCATGTGCTTCCTTTGATTTAACATGTGAAACCCAACAAAAAGAATGCTTCCATTATACCAATCTCCAACCCTTATTTAAAACAACAGAAATAGCAAAAAATTTAGGATACCCTAATTTTACAGGAAATAGAAATAAAAGTAATAAAATATGAAACACCCAGAAACAAAACCAACATTTGTAATTAGTTGCCCCATAGACTGTTATAGTGGATACTCAGCACGCTCGCGTGATATCGTTAAAGCTCTTATAGAATTAGATAAATATGATGTAAAAATCATTCCACAACGATGGGGAAATACTCCAATGGGATTTATCCAAGATAATCCTGAATGGGCATTTTTGATACCCCATCTATTACCAACACCACAACTAACAGCTCAACCCGATATTTGGTGCCAAATTTCAATCCCATCAGAATTCCAACAAGTTGGGAAATACAATATTGGAATTACAGCTGGAATTGAATCAACTATTGCTCCTGCTGATTGGGTTGAAGGATGTCAACGTATGAATCTAGTACTTGGTTCCTCTAAACACTCAATTGAGGTATTGAAAAAATCTAAATTTGAAAAACGTGACCAAAATACACAACAAGTAATGGGATATGTTGAGTGGACAGGTGATAGTGAAATATTATTTGAAGGAGCAAACACAGAAATATATAAACCCGATTCAAAACCATGTATGGTTGACTTTAATGTGAAAGAGGATTTTGCATATTTATTTTGTGGGCATTGGATTGGA